ATGTCATTACCAACTACTGCTCTGTCAGGAACCTTAGATAATTTAAAATCGCGCATTTCTCGTCTTTATTTTGATGAGCGTCAATTTAAAGATGATTCTGGAAAAGTTGTTAAATATGATCGTTTGGTTTTAGAGCTCTTGATTAAAGGTGAAGTTTTTACCATTGAGTTTAAGCCTGAGAAAAAAGACAAAGCAATACTTATGCTTGCTGATGATTTAACGCAACCTGTTACATTTGCTCAATAGAACAAAGTGCGAACTAGACAGTAATTTAAAAGTTATAGTTCCCTAACAATTTAGATATTTGGTGACCAACTAGCGATGTCGAAAAACTCAAGCGGGTTATAAATTTAAGGGGGTATAAAATGCCGGAAAGTTTGGTATTTTTTGACGCAGCTACAGCCGGTGCTGTTTTTAAAAGCGCTTGGGGTGTGATTTCGTCAAATTTTGCCGGTGTTGCGATTCTGCTAGGTGCGATGATCGGGCTTGGTATAGCTGGTCGCGCTATCAATGCTGCTGTGCGCGGTAAGGTAAGGGTTAAATAGCCGGTCGGGGAGGATTCCCCCTCCCCTTTATAGTTTATGGAAAATTTATCAGTTTTAGCTATTAGTAATGAGATTTTAAAGATGGTGAGAGAGCTACTCATTGCTTATGCCCCATTGATTGGTCTACTTGGTGGTTTGAAGTTTATTCTCGATTATTTACATAAAATTCTTTTTGGTAAAAAAGTATGATGTCTGAGTTTTTAATTAAATTAAGTGCTTTTTGGCTGTTTTGTATAATTGCTATTTATGCGATTTATTGGCTTAGCGGTGCGCGTCGAGGCGATAGATGAAGCGTTTTAGTTTACCATTAGTACTGTCAATAGTATTTTTCGCTTCTCTATTAGTCGTTCCACTACCGGCGCGCGCTGCTGAACCAATAAATTTTAAACGTGCTTCCTGGCGTATGAAAAATCCGCCTTATGATGTTAATTTTGTTTTTGATAAGAAAAAGATAAAACGTGATAGGTCCCTTTCTCAGCAAACTTATGAGCGTTATATTCAATTTGTAGAAAATGGTATTAAAAATGATTCGTTTTTTGTAGTTCGCAATAACTCAAACGCTGACGAAACGTCTCATATCGAGTTTATTTTTATTGATAAAGATTCAGATATTGAATTAAAATATGATAAACAGACAAACTATTATTATTTCGATTTTGTACGTACTGCGAGAATGTCGTTTGGTATTTATAAATGTGGTGATAATTTAACTTTGTCTTTATGCCTTTCAGATTATTCTGATGTTAGTACGTATAACTTTCAGCTATCTGCACAATATTATTCGATTGTTGGTCTTTACACTAAAAAACGTGTAATTTTTCCTGAAGATTATCATGGTGATAATTTTTCTGGTGGTACTGTCCCGGTGGGCGATGCTGTTCAGCGCTGCCAGTTTCATGATGTTGCTTGTTGGATAAGTAATATTTTTGATGGTTTTAAGAATACGGTAGAGGGTTTATTCCATGGTATTGTTTCTGTTTTTGAAAGACTTTTAGAATTTTTAAGCCATATATTTATTCCAGGAGATGACAATATTTTTAAAAAAGCTTATGACGATTTGTCAGTGACTTTAACAAAAAAATTAGGTTTTTTATTATTTCCGTTTGAGTTTTTTTCAAAAACTCTTGGTGCGTTTTCTGGTTTTATTAGTGCTGATGATATGAGTGAATGGCACTGTACCTTTAATTCAAATAATAAGTTTTGCGAGGGTGTTTGTGTTTCAAATTTAATTGCACAAAATAGCGTTTGTTTGCGTATCGGTGCTCTTGAAGAGTCTGCGCCTTTGATTTGGAATACTGTTATGCCAGTTGCGAGACTTGGTTTTGTTTTATCGTTGGTTTATTTATTGAAGCAAAAATTTAATGAGGTTGTAGAAACATGATTGCTTGGGTTTTGTTAGTCGGTGTTGCGTTGATTGTTGCTGTTTTTTTGGTTATGCCGGATTTACCCGCTACACCACAAGTTTTAGTCGATTCCACTGATTTATTAGTTAATGTTCTTTCACAAATTGTTGGGATCTATAAATATATAATGTCGCCAGCCCTTGCTTTAGTTTCAATAACTATAATTATTGCAATTTTTGCATTTGAACCGATTTATAAAGTCTCGCTTTGGATTTTACGTAAACTTCCGATTTTGGGGGTTAAATAATGTTGATTGATTATAAATCTTTCTTCAAGCATTATACTAGGCCTGAGAGAGGTTTATTCCCGGTTGGAAGTCGAGTTTTTATTGGTCGTCAAGGTAAAGGTAAAACACTTTCAATGGTTAAGTATGCTTATGACTTGAAGTGCCAATATTCTGCTTGTGCGATTTTCTCAAATGTTAAACTAAATGATATTACTTATGTATTTCTTGAGAATGATGAAAGAGTTTCTCAAGCTCTTGAGTTTCAAAACGGTAAAAATGGTGTTTTAGTGATTTTAGATGAGGCCCATTTAATGTTTAATTCAAAAACTGGAATACCAATTGATGTTTTAGCTTCAATTTCTCAGCAGCGAAAGGATCGGCGTCGTATTATTTTTTCAAGTCAAATATGGAATGAATTAGATATTTCAATACGTAAGCAAGTTCAGGAAGTAGTTTCTTGTCGTAATATAGGTCGAGTTCAGATAAATACTGTTTATGATGGTGAAAGTATTAGGTTGGATAAGTCTGATTACACATATCAGATGGACAAAATTAGGACAGAAGTATTTAAACATAATGATGTTTATTATTCGCGATATGATACATATCAAAAGATTTTACGTAATTATGAATATAATCGTCAATCTAACCAGAATGTTAACTTTATCGTGAATCAGCAAAAGAGGAGGTATCATAAATGATTTAGCTAATTTGAGCCGACACCGCTTGTCGCGTGTGTCGGCTGGCGCGCGCAGCGGGCAAACCATTAAGCCCTGGCAAGCGCGCCTAGCCGTTTAAAATTAATTATTTTTGTGTGCGGGAGCCCGCGCAGCGGGCTACTCGATAATAGGACATTTAACATACTTTTATAGGGGTGTAACGTGAATGATAGTTTTATTAATAATATCGTAAAGGAATATCCTTCAATGTATAAATTAACTGTTTTTAAATTTCCTAAAGCACGCTATTCTACTGCTTCTAGTAAAAAAGGTAAAGATAATCGCTCTCAGGAGCTTGATATCGCACGCTCTGTGCGTCGTAGTCGTATGATGGTTTCTGATTATATTTTATCGAACGATTTTGATATGTTTGTTACTTTTACTTTTAACCCTAAAAAAGTTAATCGTTATGATTTAAATGCATGTTATTTTAAAATGCAGTCATGGTTGTCTCGTCAGCAACGAAAATCTGAGAATATGATGAAATACGTTATAGTTCCAGAAAAACATAAAGATGGTGCTATACATTTTCATGCGGTTATGTCGAATTATCCAGGTTTAATTAAAAAGACTAACGTTATTCAAAATAATCGACGTGTTTATAATTTAACATCGTTTCGTTTTGGTTTTACTAACATGCAGTATTTAGATGACGATAAGCAAAAAGTTGCAGCTTATGTTTGTAAGTATATTACAAAAGATATGGTTACTGTCTCTAATCGCCGGCGCTATTGGGCGTCAAAAAATCTGAAAAAGCCAGTTAAGTATTATAACGAAGCTAATAACTTGTCTCTTGATCCTGATTTGCATTCTTTGACCTTTGAAAATCAGTATTTACAGATGCATGAGTTTGAAAAACTTGAGCAACTTTTTGCTTGATAATTTTGTCGTTCCATTTGCCTACTTCAAATCGCAATAAAGCTATGTCTGCGTTGTTTATAATTGAATTAACAAACATATCTCGTTTTTGTCGGTTAGGGCTGTTGTGCGTGCTGTCATCAAGTTCTATGGCCACTATAGGTTTCATGCTGTTACTGCAAATGAGAAAATCTACTGATTTACCATTAATTTTTGAAAATGCCCCGCTCCAGTTTTGTCCTTTTATTTCATGATTTAAAAACATGCTTAGGTGTGCCTGTGGTATGATTTTGCAGCCGTCTACTGCTTTGCATAATGTTTCATAAAAATTTAACTCATTTTGTGTCATTACGCATTCTTTTTTTATGTATTTATATTCTTTGTTCGCGTAGTTTTTGATGGTATTTTTATTTGTTTTGATTATGATTATTGTTATTGTAATAATCAAAAATACTATTATTATTTCCATAAGCATAGTATACTATAGTTTATTCTACAACATTATTTTTTATGAATATTATGCGACGCTTTTCTTTTAGTTTATATCTGTTATACGACATTAAATATTTTTGTACCGGACATTGTGCGACGTTAAGTCTATGTGTAAAACATGAATGAGATTGCGTCCCTTTTGTTACTGTTTGGTTGATTCCAAAGATTTATTGCCTCACAACTTTTTAGTTATTTTATGTTTACCCCGCCTTTTATGTATGTATGAGATTTTGTCTTTGTGTACGTATCTGTTTGTATTTTGCCATCTTTATGCTAGTTTTTCTCAAACTTATTTTATTAGATTTTACTATGTATATATTTATTGTAACTACTTACATCTACAAAAATCCAAACTTTCGCGTTTGAGCTTCCTGAGCAAATCATTAAAATTAAAATGTTCTATATTTGTTCTAAGCCTGTTGATTGCTGAACAAAATACAGATAGGTAGGGCTAGTCCTTTTCTCTGCCTGAATTTAGCCTTTGCAATGGCAGCATCTAACCCCATTATCTCTTTTTGATAATTTTTACAATGGATTTTTCCTCTAAGATGGCAAATTCTTACCATCGCGGGCTGCGTTTGGTGTGTAGGCGATACTCGTAGTCTCCGTCTTGGAATGGCCTCGTCCAATCGTCTCGTATACCAGGCTTTGTTTGCTCGTATAGATTGCCTTTGGCTAGTAAGTGGTTGTCTTAATAATATCTATCTGGGTCTCGACGCAGCTCTGCTAGTCGTTGTTTACCAGCACGTACATTACGGCGAGCCTCTAGCACTCGATGTATCTCATTGATGAAGCTGTCGATATCGTCATAGCCCATCTCTTGAGCTACGGTATCGATATCTCTCTTGCCGTCTCGTCTCTTATATCTTGATGGTATATCGTTGGCTAATTCTCCTAAATAGTGCCTTAAGTCATCGACGTGCAGACGAGGTATATTCCAATCGCCGTTGGTACTTTGGAGGTCGGCGGCTTCATTCGCGAATAACTCTGGGTAGTAGTTGTATATTTCCTCGTCTATAGCTTGACGTAGCTCTTTGGTCATTCTTGGTTTAGGATTATCTTGGATATTGTTGATGGTCTCTTGAAGAGACTGATTCTGTGGTTGGTTTAGTCGGTAACGGGGGCCGGTGTTGACATTTTGGGTGGAGTTTGGTATACTATCATTGAACCCGTTGTCTGGGTCGCCAGAGGACCGTCCAGGACGTGAAGGTTGTCGGCCGGATTCATCCGCAGCAACAGCCCCCTCTGGGGAATAAGACATAGCAGGCTTGCCGTTTGGCAGGTCTTTGTTTATGTTGAAGTACGTTACCAGATTAAAATCTTTACCGCTATATTCAAGTTCAGCAACAATACGATGATGATTGTCCAGCTGCCGCTCAAACACCATACGCTTGCCAGTCCTGCCAGTACCCGACATATATACAACATCGGGGTCTGAAAATACATGAGGTAATGCTCTAATGTCTGCCTCCGTTAGCGGGTTGACATCTTTCCCATTCCTGCCCATTCCTGTAAGGTGTCCACTATTTCTTAAGTGGTTTACTGCATTCTTATCGATTACTAGCCGTGCATTTTGGTTGAAGTCTGTAGATTGTAATACTGCTGCTACTTTTCTAGCTCCGTTTTTGGACAATTGACCAACTATGGATTTAACTTGCTTGCCTCGCTTAACAGAATTAAAAGACCTAAGCGCCCGTTCACTTACCTCAGAATCAAGACTCATCGTCCTCACTCGCCCATCGCCGCCAGGTGTTTGCTGCTGGGTGTTTCTGAATTTTCCTGTTTCCATTTGGGCGTAAAACTGCTTGATGATATCCTGCTTACCAATAAGTCCTCGAATGGCTTCGGTAATGCGGTCGTAGATAGCGACAATGCGCTGCGGGATGTGTAGGCGAGCAGCCAGGCGCTGGGTAGTTTCGCCGTTTAGCTTACCGTTGTAATAGTCGCTAAATCCATCAGCTAATTGCTCTTCTGCTAGTAGGTTGATGTCAGTAGTGCCGTATTGCTGCCCATACTTGTTAATGAGGTAGTTGTCGCCATAGAATCGACGGATGGCGGTTAAGAGTTCCTGTTTGTTGTCTGCTCGCTCCAAGAGTTTGTGTCCCAGTTCGTGGTTCAGGGTGTCTTCAGACAGCCTGTTCAGGTCTATTTTGTCGGTCTTTGGATCGTAATAGCCGAGGGCTTTTCTTTGCATTTCATTCTGCCACTCATTAAAGACAAGGCGCTCATCACCTGTTAGTCGCAGTTTAAACCTCAT